TAGGGTTTCCGTTGCCCGGGTCCAGGTTCGTGTAGATGTAGCCTGCCTCGTTGATGAATCCGAACTCCACTATGTTTTGAATCTTGAACGGCCAAACGAAGGTGTAGTTCGGGAATACCGCGTAGATATCTATCCCTCGTAGGTTGTACGGGACTACGTAGGCGAACCAGTACCCCGTTAGGTTGTTGACTTGGAAAACAAGCTGTCCAGATCCTCCCGCTGTAGCCGCGTTGGACATGACGATATGCGTCCCGTCTGTGATCGAAAGAATGGTCGTTCCCGATGGAATGCCCGGCGGGAATGAAACCTGCCCGCCGCCTTGGATGAGAATGCTTGAAACTAGCCACCCGGCTATCATCCCTACCGTGGTCCCCACCTGCATCGTACTTGATGCGGCCATCCAGACGGCATTCGTAGTCACCTGAGCCTGTTGAACCTGTATCCTTCTTTTTGCGAAAATCCAGTTGTAGCTACGAATCTCCTCTTGACGGGTTAACTCGTAGAAGGCCGCCATGAGGTTGGCGTACTTCGTGGAGGTCTGAACGGTCGCTACCTCCTCGCCCAGTTTTATCAGGGCAAGGTTTTGAATCTGTACGTCTGTGAGGTTAAGGGCTGGCATGGAATAAAGGCGGGGCTTTCACCCCGCCCCCTTCGCACTTAGGGATGCGCTCGGCCCTTGCCGGCTTTCCCGGTATGGCCGGACTTGCTGCCCTCGATGATTCGGTGCTCGCCATACTGATTTTTTCGGCCACCCTTGACGGTTCCACCGGCTTTCCTCGGCACAGTCTTGTTGTGAGTATGGATCATTTCTTCCCCTTCCTGCCGGATATGATCCGGTCTTCCCCGTATTGATTCACGGGTCCTCTGTGCGCGGTGTGCGGGACGGTCCTGGGGACAACCTTCATGCTGCCCCCAGTCACCACGTTTGACTTATAGATGTCAGTCACAACGGTTGGCTTTTTCCCGTCTGCGCTCTTTCCGACATTGTACCCCATCACGCCTCCTTAGAAAATCTGGAGCCAGGCGTCCAGTGACCCGGTAGTCGGCACGGCGTCGCACACATAGAGAAACTGTACGTACCTCTGGAGCGGCGAGTCGCTCAGCGTGTCGGGCTGGAACGGTACCTGCCCCAAGCCTATGAGTCCTCCCGTGTTGGGAATCTGGACTATCAGAAGATCGTTGCCCGGGAACAAGTCAGCCTTGGGGATAGCTATCGTCGAGAACACGTTCTCGAAGACCCCCGGCGCCGCATTCGGTCCCGTCTGACCCGCTCCCTGCGCTGCATCCTGGAAGAAGATCGTAAGCGTGTTGAAAGCCCCCGTGAACAACTGATTCACCCTTACGTGCAGGTGGGGCGCCTTCACTGCCTGCGATATCTGGTGCGATTGATCAAAGAAGTCAATCCAGAATGAGCTTACTTGGGCGAGAGCGTTGATCACCTGGTTCTGGGAGAAAATCGTTCCTGCATCTCGTGTCGCCATATCCATCCTCCTTTAGGTGATCACCGGCTCGGCCGGCAGCAGTCTGTCGCACACGCGGAACGGGATGTCCATGAAGTGCGGTACCATCTTGCCCCACGGAGCCTCGTCGAAATGGAAGCTGTTGGCGTTGTTCTTGGCCTGCTGGATAGCCTGTATCCAGACCGCCCGAGTGCAGTACGCAACAGTCCCAGCCGTATCGGTGTCCGGGAGTCCTGCAATCATGCTCACCATGATGTCAGAAGACCATGGGTGCGTCAGGTCGACGTTGCACATTCTCTGAACGCATCGCCAGTCCGCCACGCACAACCCGAACCCCATGGAGAAGAACGTCACCTCCGCACGGAAGGGCCTGTTGTTGGAGTCGTACACCAACTGGATCTCAGGCATGTCCTCCATGTTGATGAAGTCCTGTCCGTCACGGGGGAACGGGAAAAACACCCCGTCCTTGCCCCACTTGATGAGCCAAAGCGATGACTCACCGCCTCCGGTGTTGCCACCGGCTGAGAACACGTTCACGGGCCAGTACGGCACGCCCTGAATCTGGTTGTACTGGATTCCCGCAATGCTGTTGAACCGGCTGTGAAGACCCGTGATCTCATCGGGTGAGACCGCGGTGGTCGGTGCAATGTTCGTGTTACCGTAGAAAAACCTGTCGTGAAAACTCTTCCCGAGCCCACGCAGAAACAACTCCGCTTGAATGCGCTTGAACTCCTCCGCGTTCTTCTGCTTTCGCAGTATGCGGATGTCGATCTTCAGCGCTGATTCAAGGTCCTGTATGATCTCCGTCACCGGCCGCAGCGTGTTGACTTCCCAGTTCACGCCCTGGTTGATGATCGCATCGGTACCGATTGCCTCCGTCATCGTCTGGAGAAGCCTGTAGGACTCGAAGTCATTCGATTCCTCCCAGTGCCCCTCCTCCATGACGGGAGTACCCTGCGATATCACATCCACAACCGCAAGCATCTCGCCCGAAGGTCCTACTGTCTTTGCGGCTTCGGCCAGTGTGACGACCGAACCGAAACTATTCCCTGGCATTCCATTCCCCTAACGGGGGACGGTCTTAGACTGCTTTCTTTCTCGTCGGGAAACGCTCGCCCGTCTTCTTGAAGAATCCCGTCTTCAGGTGTTTCTTCCCACCCTTGTCCGTAGTGGTCAGCTCACCCTCCGCCGCTTCTTCCTCGGTTCCTTCCCCGGGCTCTGTTGCAATGGACAGCTTCCTGTCACTTGACATCATTGACACCTGCCTGTCCCACCAGAGCTGAAAGGACACCGTACGGATGATGCCTGACTTGTCCAGCGACTCTCGTATGTCTTGCGGCATCATCGCGGGATTCATCAGAGCATTCAAGTTGCGGGGTAGCTTGGAAGCCGCCGCCTCTCCCCAGTGGTTCCTGAGTGCAACCCGCGTCGCCTCCAAGTCCCTCTGTCTCGTGACAGCCGCCTCTGCTTCCTTCGCCTTGGCCTGATCCAACTGGGCTTTCCCGACGTTGTAAACAACCTCGTTCTGCCAGTCGAAAAGAGCCTGTACTTCCTTCACGGGAAGATGAAGCTCATGGGCCTTCTTCGCAAACGCTTCCCCGAGCGTCTTGTCGTAGACCGTTCCTTCTCTCAGCTTGATTTTGTCGAGGCCATAATCCGTTGGGGAGTTCGGAGGTTTCCGACCTTCCTCCATCTCCTTCATCTTCCGGCTGATCTCGGAAACTTGAGCCCTCGCGGAGAGCCATGCCTTGCCGACGTCAGGGAGTGCTTGAGGTAAGCTTTTCGCAAACTCAGCATCCTCCTTGGCCAGCTTGGATACCTCTTCGTTGACTTCTTTTCCAAGGTTATCCGAAAAGAATTTTGGGATGGAGATTCCAGCCGAGCCCTGCCCTTCGGCAACGCCGCCTGAGCCGGCTCCATTTGTCTTCTGTTCTTCAGCCATTACGCTTTCTTCCTTCCGCGTCGTGGTCGATCACGAATGTAAGAATCTCCTGACGGGGGACCGGAGTCAACTGCCCCCCTGCCGAGCAAGACCTCCAGCTCCTCGATGTAGCGCTGGTCCACATTCTCCGGGGGTTTCCCGCCCATCAGCCATATCAGAAATGTCTCCGCTGAATTGTGGCAGGCAAACTGAGCTTCGTTGTTCAGGCTGCCATGCCAGAAAAAAAACCTGTTGAGAAAGTGGGCGACCGCCTCCAAGTCGTAGGCGAACATAGAGAGCGTACGCCGCCTCATGTCCTCCTCCAGCGCCTGTCTATCTTCGGTCGGTTTCGGCAACAAGCTCTTCCCTCCCGCTCTTGTAATCGATCTGCTTCCGAAGCCGGTTGAATCCGAACTCCACTTGATCGGTGGCGACTGACTCCCGGATCCTCACCACAACCTTGACCTTCCCGAAAGTGAGCTCCGTTGGTACTCGCCGGGCCATGTCCGATCCGTACACCGCAAAGGGCTTCCCCCGTTGCGTGACATGCTTCGGATTGGCGTAGTTCTCTGGAACCCGTTTCCAAAGCTCGTCGGCGAGGTGATGCTGCGTGATGGTGGACATGAAGACTTCCGTAGGAGGCCTTCCCTTCCCTACCCACCGGAGGACCGCAATCCTGATGTTCTCGTTGATAGCCACTACCTACCGCCCTTGATAGCCATGTCGGCAAGAGAGCCCTGCTCCGGCGCATTACCGCCCTCTTTCGAAGCTTTGGCAAACTCCTGCATCATCTGCATCTGGCGCTGCTGCTGCGCCATCTTCATCCGCTGCTGTCTGATAGCCGCAAGCTCCTCGTCTTCAAAAAGAAGACTTCGCGTCACGCTGTTGGAGTCGATCAGGAATGCTCTCACCTTGTCAGGATTGAACCCCTCCAGCAGAGTTTGCATGAATTGGGGAGTCGCTTTCGTTACAGCCCCTATCTCCTGAAGCTGCGCCATCATGTCATTGAAACCCCTCTGGCTCAGGAATCTCTTGGCTGCAGTCGCCACCGGTCCCGTCATCTCGATATCAACGGGACTCTTGGCATACCGCATCATCGTCTTCGGCGGAGGAGGAAGCCTGCCTGCTCGGGCAAGCGAGTGAACGGTCTTGTCCAGCTTGGGTATGAGCATCTGCGAGCTGCTTCTCGTGACAACCGGGATGAGTCCTGACGCCTTCTCACCTGCCACCTGAGAAGCGGTGAAAGCCTTCGTACCAGCCGGCAGATCTGCCATCATCCCGAAAATGTCAGCACGGAACCTCTTGTTCAGCCTGTCCCTCAAATCATTCACAGCTTCGACGCTTATCCCAAAGTTGGTAGGAAACTGGAAAGCCTGCACCTTGTCCGCTGGAGTCTTTAGAACAGTCTGTCCCGCCGGGAAGAAATTAACGTTCCCTTTCACTCCTTCCGTTATGAGAAGAGGAGGTTCAAGGGAAAGTTGCGTAGACTTCAAGAGGGATTTCGCGGAGTCATTCTCAAGGATCACCGTGTAGATCGCATCTGATGCCATCGAGAAGCAGTACAGTCCGTTTGAACCCTTCCTCCAAATCCATGTGTCCATCGGCATGTCAAACTCGTCATAGCCGCTTTCCTTCAGTAAAACTTTCTCAGTCTCCACGCACCAGACACTCGCCCATTCCTTGTCCGTTGCCGCTACGCTCCTCAAGTCTCTCTCCGACCTCTTGAAGATAGCGTGAACGCACATGAACTCACGGAACGGGTTTTCCTTGATCTTGTTCCGCATCACCTCGCTGAGCTTCGCGTCGGGGAACTCGGCGAGTATCTGCCTCCCAGTTATCGGAAACTTCTGGTGCCATCGCGTCGGCCTTCCCGCAAGATCGAATGTGCAGAAAATCTCCCGTGGATGGTAATCTTGGAACTCGAGCCTGTCCTTCTCCCAGTTCCACTCCGGGCCCCCCATCGTGGCTATCCCGTGACTAACTGCGTCCTGTACGCATTCGTTGTACACTTCGTAGAACGCGCTTCGGCTCAGCTCGTAGCGGACAATCTCCTTCGTCTCATCCAGCCACTTCATCGACCGGCTGTCATCCTTCAACGGCCCTCGAAACCTCGACATGTACCAGTCAATAAGCGGGGAAGCTGACTGGGCTTGGAAGTTGTCCGAGAACTTCTGGATAGCATCGGTGGCCGCATCATCGTATATCTGAGTACCACCCTGGTCATTCGGCGAGTCCCCCCGGATGTAACCCACGTTGTAGTGGCTTCGCCTGGATATGACGTAGTTGTCCGTGTCGTCCCAAATGGAGTCTTGATTGTGCCGTACCCTCTCCAGTCGCTTCTGGTAGGTCAGCACTTCCTCGACTAAAGTATTCTTGGGGAGGACACCGGGCTGTCCGCTTCCCGCGCCTTGGGGATAGCCGCTAGAGAGAAGACGGGAGACGCCGATTGTGGTCTCAGGCATGAGTCCAAGTCCCTTCCTGAAGGAATGGAGTAGGCTTGCTCAAAACATCGACAGTGGCTAGATCACCATAGAAAAACATGCTTGCGAAATCCCTAGCAAGTTGGACTTCAAACCTAAATCCCCGAACCCTATTCCATTGCCTTCGATATGTCCATGAAATCCACCACCTCACTGGACGCCAGTAGATGAAGTCGGGAATACGGACATGAAACTCAAGTTTCAGTTTCATAAACCCATGTACGATTTGGAGAGCGCCAGGACTTGTTTCAATACGGGGTCCGTCTTCGCCTCAGGATCATCCTTCAGAGCTTCGTATGCAGCGCCGTAGTCCCCGTCGCTGAAAGCCTTCCTCGCGGCCTTGTGCTTGTCCTCGCCCCCTTGGGCCTGAGTCCCTTCCTTCGCTCCCTTTGCCGGCCCTCCCATCTTCGAAGAAAGCCCGGGGAACACGTAGCCGCCACGACCCGCGTTGGCCTCATCAGACCACTTGGACTCAATCCCCGTGGCCTTCTCGCGCTGAACTACCCACGCTGGCTTAGGTGTTGGCTTTCGCTTTTTTTGCTGCCCTTGCTGTTCCGCGCTTTGCTGATCCTTTCCCGAAGCCACCGTCCCCGTCGACCCCAGCAAATCCTGAATATCGCTCAAGTCTCGCCTCCAATTCTTTCACGAAGCTTCGAAGCGTCAGAATCTCGATCGTCTGCGCCTCCAGCACCTGGCCAACCATGAGAGGGACAAGCTGAGTCTTGGGCCTCCCGTCAACCCTGTACTCGACGATCATACCACCGCCGCCGGTGTCGTCAACTCGGAACTGCAAGTCCTCGATCTTGATCTTCTCCGCCACCTTTGGGACCCGCCTCACGTCCTCCAGGGTAGGCGCCGGCTTCCTCCACGCAAGCAAGGCAACGATGTTGGGGTCCTCCCATCTCTCACTCCTTGCCTTGGTTACCGCCTCCTCGAATGTCAGGTTCCACCCGTAGTCCCCCGCGTCTCTTGTCGCCATTCCTTTACTCCTTGCTCCCTGCGATGCCTTCACACCACCGAATTGCCACTCAGGGTGATACTCCTCAACGTCGCCTTCAAGGATGCTCACTTGCCCTTCTGTAGCGCCAGGATGTCATCCCTCATGATCTGGAGTACCTCCGCAAGAACCCTGCTCACCTTCAGAGTGTTCTTGTTGTTCCTCATCACCACGTCTTCCCTGTTCCCCGGGTGGATAAAGATCATGCCGCCGGTCCCATCAACGTCGGGCTGGATGATGATGTTCTTCGAAGTCATCTTCTTCTCCATCCTTATCTCCTTCCCGGCCTGGGGTCCCATCCTACGGCCCTGTCTGAACGTACATCAGCGTACACCCTCTCCTCCCTCCTTCGCGTCCTCCCCGCATACGAGTAGCCGCTCATCATCGGCGGGTACTCCTCTATCATCTTCTCCTCCTCGGCTATGTCCGGCCTCGGCTCCTTCACCTTCGGGTATATCTCCACCACAAGAGCGTACTGTAAAGCCTCCGCGATGTGCGAAAAGTTGTTCTTCAACGGCAGCTCTTTGTAGTCCTTCTCCCCCATCCTCGGGTTGTGCTCTCTCACGTACCCTGCCGTGAAGCCGTTACAGACCATGTAGCACTGCTGATCTATCAGCATCCCGTTTCGCCTGATCAGTAGCTGGTCCACGGCGCTGATTCTCAGGTCAAGCTCCTGCCTGCTTGGCGTCATCTCGATTCCGCAGTTCTCCTGCACCATCAGCGCATTCGAAGTGAACCCTCCGCTTGAACTTGAATACTGCGCCCAGGATGCCGGGTCCGCGTAGTGTATCCCCTCATACCCAGGATACAACATGGCCATTTCTTCAAGAACCCACTTGGCGAAGTCTATGGCTTGCATGCGGTCGTTGTAGAACTCTTTTAGCACCTGGTACTGCATCGGGGCTACGCGCTGAACCACCACCGCCGCTGGAAAGTTCCCTGAGAAGTCCCACCCGCACAGAAGCGGCACTCCCCGCATCTCCCCGGTCCTCGCGTCCCGTTCCCTCTTCCAAACAAGCGGCGCTTTCGCTATGTGAACGTTCTTGTCAAAATTTTTGTACACTGGCTTCCCTCTTGGCATCTCACCCGGTTCGCCTTCAACCATGATAGCAACCATCTCGGGAGTCTCCTCATAGTCGTGACGAACAGCATCCCAGTAGTGCGGCCTAAGATTCTCTTCGTTCTCTCCCGGCTCTTGCCAGAAACCGATATGGTCGGCAGTCGGAAGGATAGCGGGTATTGGTCCTCCATTGGGCAGCTTCTTCTCCAGTTGGTCACAGTCATAAACAGCTGTTCTCCAATCCCTTTTCCCTGGCATCTCCTCTCCCAAAGCCCCACATGTTGGACAGTGAATAGCACACGAAAATGTATTGCCACACTCCTTGTCAGTGCATCTGAGAAGAGGTGCCCCCTCTTGGAGAATCTTCGGTCCTCTCCAATCGTATGCGGTATACATAGGGTGGTTGGCTGGCATCGGGTTTGAAGTCTCGAGGAAATATCGGGGTGTGAATCCAACAGGAGTCTCGTTCGTTTTTGGATACCTTCCCAACCTACCCTTGATAACCTGCTTTGCCAGCAACATGAGCTGGTGAGCCTCGTCTATCCAGGCGCCCGTCATGTTCTGACTCCTGAACTTACCCTCTTCCTCCGCCGTGTTGCACGATAGGAATTTGAAGTGAACGACCAGCGGACTTGGGCAGTTTTTGCTCGACGGCCACTTGAACGTCATTAGCTTCCGCGACGGCTTCCAGTCTCCATGGCAAAACCAATCCATCGCCTCCGTGAAGTCGGAGTCCATCAGGGCGTCAAATGTCTTCCTCACTACGAACCAGTGCGTTTCCTCGATCCCGTACATCATGTAGATGCGGCGAGGAAGGTTGAAACCTATCTCCCACAGAGCTGCCGTGGTCTTCCCGCTGCCGATGGGTCCAACAAGACAACGAGACTGGGCATCGCATTTGTGGAACACCTCCATCGTGGGCGAGCACGGGGCGTAACGTTTAATTATCACTGCTTGACCAACGCTGTCGCTTTCCAGAATTGGAAGACTTCCACCGCCTTCGCTCCTTCGGGTATCAGCGCGCGGACTTCTTCCTCCGTCGCCCCTTCAAACTCTTGCTCAAGCCAGACTGGTGTAGTCCTATCGCTATTGCCTGCTTGCGTGACTTGACCTTGGGGCCGCGCTTGGACCCCGAATGCAGGTTGCCGCGCTTGTACTCCCCCATCACGAGGTGCATCTTGGCTTTCTTGCCCGCCTTCGTCCTTGGCTTCTTCTTTGGCATGCCCTTCCCATCCTTTCGACTTCGCCATACTCTCCGCTTGCCTATCAGGCGCTCTGTCGCGGAGGTTGAACGTGTTGTCTCTCGCCGGGTTCATCGCTGGACCACCAGTAGCCCCCCGCATAGCTTCGCTTGCCTGTTTTGCCAGCACCGCCGGGTCAGAGGGCGGGTTGTACGTCCCCTGTTCGTGCATAGCCCTCAACGCCTGGACACGCGCTATGTACTCGTTTTCATTGCGCTGTACTCCAGCCTCTAACTGCTCGGGAGTGATGACTGGCGCAGCCTTCTTGGCCATTTACCGGCCCTGGAGTCTACCAGTCGGGGTGTACTGCCACGTCATCGCCCCAGTCCCGCTGTCGTAGGTGGCGATAGTCTCCCCACAATCGCATGCGGCCCCTGCCGCGGGAGCTGCTACCGGCAACCCCGTTGCTTTGCTCGTCTGAATGTGCCCGTTGAACCTACACGACATATCCTTCCTCCTCAGGCGTCCTTCGCCTGCTCTCTCATCTTCTTCCACCTGGCGGCCGCCGCCTCTGCCTCAGGGCCTTGCCCTGGCGAACCCTTAATGATGTTCGTAGGCACCCAGC